ATGGTCCGTTTGATGTATAATTTGCAGAAATTCCTGTTACTGCCATTGGTTTAAAAATAATATGATTGTTTAAATTATTAGGATACATTTTAACCATTGCAATAAGAGGATAATCTTGAAATGGAAATCCAAAAGAAGGTAAAGAAGCTCCTTTAATTATATCTATAATATCTTTAACAGTTGCAGATTCTTGTTCATTTTTTGGAGCTAAATCCCATTCAAATGCAAACTCTCTAAAATTTTGATTATTAAATTGTTGAAATAATAATGGATTTAGTGCTTTGCCAGCTAATGCTAATCCAGCTCCTGCTAATGAACCAGCTGCAGTTAATGCACTTGAAAGACCTGGAGCTATATTGCTCAATGATCTACCAGCAAGTTGCAAAACAGATTGATTTTGCCAACTTAAAGTTAGCCTATCGTTAACTTTAGTTGGAATAGGTAATCTTATAGCTGTTGAACCACTACTTGCAAATGATGATTCAGCACCACCGCCTGTAAGAACATCAGGAATTAGATTGTTTAAATTGTTAAACAAATCAGTTATAGATGTGGGTAATGCGGATAATGGATTATTAACATTTTTATAACTAGCAGTTGTAAACTTTTGAAAAAATATTTCTGTATAATAGTTTCTTTTATTAGCTTGCAAATCATTTGGCATGCTAAGAAATCTGAACTGTTTTTGTGGTGGAATAGGAAAATTAGGTGCATCAGTAAAAACAGAAAACATTTTTATCCTTTATAAATATACATTATAGGCTTTAACCCATTATTTATATATAAAAATATGACAAAATACCAAGGTTTTTTTAAACCTAAAAATCCTCAAAAATATAAAGGCGATCCTACAAATGTTATTTATAGGTCAAGTTGGGAATTAAAACTTATGTTTTATTTAGATAATCATTCAGATGTTATTAGCTGGTGTTCAGAAGAAATAATTATACCATACAGATCTCCTATAGATGGTAAAATACACAGATATTTTCCTGATTTTAAAGTCACTAAAATAAATAAAGATGGTAAAAAAGAAACTGCTATAATAGAAGTTAAACCATTAAAACAAACTATGCCTCCACAAACAAAAGAAAAAATGTCAAAAAAATACCTTACTGAAGTTAAAAATTGGGGCGTTAATGACTCTAAATGGAAAGCAGCTAAAGAATTTTGTAAAGACAGAGGTTGGTCTTTTTATATATTTACAGAAAAAGAATTAGGAATTAAATAATGGTAGATGATCATGATCTGTTTATAGAAAAGCTCACATATGCTAGACAAAATATACAGGAATCTCTAAAACAGGCTGGTGATTTTTTTAAAGACAAAGTACAAAAATTAAAAAATCCTTTAAAAGTATTTTTCCAATCAGCCACTCCGACTGTAGGAAATATGTATATGTTTTCTTATGATCCAAAATATAAAAATGTTCTTCCATATTATGATGCACACCCATTAGTGTTTCCTGTAGAATTTTATAGTAATGGGTTTTTGGGTATTAATCTTCATTATCTTCCTCCCATAGCAAGAGCCTCTTTAATGAGCAAATTAAAAAAACTTTCTAGTGATGATAAATATAATGAAAAAACAAAATTAAATATATCTTATGAAATAATTGTATCTTACTCTCGACAATTTTCTGGTATTGAGGGGTGTATAAAAAGATACCTTTACGCTAATGTAAGAAGTCAATTTCATCAAGTTTTTGCTGAAGATTGGGATAAAACTGTAATGCTTCCATTACAAAGATGGATTGTAAATCCAAACAAAAAATATGCTAACTCTCCTCCATACTGAGTAACAAAAAAAATGGCATTTAACATAGAATCAATAAGACAAAATATATCTAGTTTAGGATATGCAAAAAGAAACAAATTTGAAGTTTTTATTCAAGCCCCAAAAATTTTAGAAAATTCTTTATTAAATGTTTTTGGTAGAGAAATAAATGTTTTTAATTTAAACCGTATACTAAGATACAGAATTGAACAAGTTGATGTTCCTGGAGTTTCATTACTTTCTTCAGATGTAAGGTTATACGGTGTTGGCCCAACTCAAAAAATGCCATATAATGCTCAGTATTTGGATACGACATTTTCTATTCTTTTAGACAGAAACACTGATATTTGGGATTTTTGGTACAATTGGATAAATTCAATTGTTAATTTCAATGGCGCAGAAAGTTCAGAAAATAGTTTATTTTTTAGTGGAACATTACCATCGTATAGTGTAAAATACAAAGATGATTATTCTACAAATATGATGATTGTAATGTATGACGATCAAGGCAACGAAATAAAAAAAATTAATTTGTATAATGCTTTTCCATCTTCGATTAAGCAAATACCCCTCTCTTGGGATGATAACACAAATTTGTTAAGAATATCAGTTTCTATAACATATTCATCATATACAGTTGTAGGATCTGGATTTTCTGATTTTTTAAATTTTTCATTTTAACTCTAAAATTAACACCAATAAACATATTATAGAAGTGAGGACATTATGTTACCTAAAATTGAACATCCAATTTATAAAATAAAAATACCTTCTTTACAAAAAAATTACAATTTTAGACCTTTATTGGTTAAAGAAGAAAAAATATTGTTAATGGCTAAAGAAAGCAAAAATAATTTTGATATTTTTGTTGCAATTAAACAAATTGTTACAAACTGTTGTGTTGATGTTAATTTAGATATTAATAAATTAGCTGTTTTTGATTTAGAATACATTTTTTTAAAAATTAGATGTTTTTCAGTTGATAGTATTGTAAAAATTAGTTATAAAGATCAAGAAGATAATCAAATTTATGATTTTGAAATTGATTTAAATGAAATTGAAGTTATTTTTCCTAGTGAAAAAAATGACAAAATTATTAAAATAACAAAAAATGTTGGATTAATTTTAAAATATCCATCCGCATCTCTTTATGAAGATAAAGAATTTTTTGAAATTGAAAATAATCATTATTTTGAATTAATATTAAAATGTTTAGATAAAATATATGAAGACGAAGATTTATATGAAATTAAAGATATTCCTAGAAAAGAATTAGAAACTTTTGTTGAAAATTTAAACATTGATGTATTTAAAAAAGTAAATGAATTTCTTATTAACACACCCAAAATTCATCATGTAATAAAATATGAAAATAAAAAAGGAACAAAAAGAGAGATTTTTTTCAATTCGTTAAATGATTTTTTTACTTGGCGCTGAGTCATAACTCTTTAACATCTTATTATAAAATGATATTTGCGTTAGCTCAGCACCATAAATATTCTATAACTGAAATTGAAAATCTTATACCATTTGAACGTGACATTTATGTAGACATGTTAATGACATATTTAAAACAAATCGAAGAAAACAGAAAAAATAATTAAATGGTTGAAGTTTTACTAAATTCTATGAAAAACATGTTGGGTGCGCAAGCTACCCATACAAGAGAATTTAAAGAAGAGGCTGTAAGAAGTAACAAAAATATTTCTTCAGTTCTTAAAGATTTATATTCTTCTTTTTCTTCTTCTAGAGAATCGTCAAATAGACAAGCAGGATCTTTAAGAAACCTTGAAAATTCAATTAATAATTCATCTTCAAAAATTGACGTAACAAATTCTTTATTAAGACAGTCTATTTCTATTCAAGAAAATATGGCATTAGAATTAAAAAAATTATCTAATTTATTTGCATCAATGGTTAACCAAGATAGTGTTTCTCCTTCAAACCAACGGGATTTTGGAATAGGATCAATAATACCAGCTGGAGCTGCTGCTGTTGGAGGAGCCGCTATTGGTGCTGCTGTTATATTAGGCGAAAGTAGTAATCTTCTTGGTGGCGGTAAAGACACTGGCGAAAGTAGTAATCTTCGTGGTGGCGGTAAAGACACTGGCGGAAATGGTAATTTATCAGTAAATGAAATGTCTAAAATAGCAAAAGAAGCTGGGTTTAGTGATGAACAAGCTAGAATAATGGGTGCAATTGCAGCCGCAGAATCTTCAGGAAATCCAATAGCACATAATGATAAAGGAAGAGATAATTCTTATGGTTTGTGGCAAATTAATATGCTTGGTGGAATGGGGCAAGAAAGAAGACAAAAAAATAATTTAAATTCAAATGAAGAGCTTTTCGATCCAAAAGTTAATGCAGCTGCTGCTAAAAAAGTATTTGATGAACAAGGATTTGATGCTTGGTCTGTTTACAAAAACGGAATGTATCAACAATTTCTTCCTGAAAGTGATCAGCCTTTTTCAGAACAAAAAAATAATATTGGTCAAATGGCAAGTTTAACACCACCATACGAAATACAGCCGCAAAATGATGTGATGGGCAATAGAGGCGGTAAGGTTATCGAAAAACAAAATGAATTGGCAGGAATAAGAAAAATGCCATTAAGTCAAAATCTTGTTAAGGTGTTAGAGCAAGCAGCTTCTGCAGCTGGTGCAGACGCCGTTGTATATTCGGGAGGGCAACCTTCATTAGAATCAGGAAGTGGTTCTAGAACAGGTTCTACAAGACACGATGATGGAAATGCAGCAGACCTTTATTTAACTAAAGGAGGTCGTATACTTTCTGATACAAACGAAGAAGATAAAAAAATAATGGCTAAATTTGTTTCAGCTGCTGTTTCTGCTGGTGCAACAGGTGTTGGAGCTGGTCATTCATATATGGGACCATCAAATATACACGTTGGGTTTGGTAGTTCTGCGTCATGGGGTGGAGCTGATTGGCTTTCTGGAGCCTCAAGTGGTGTTTATTCGAATAAAGATATGTCTTCTGATAAAGGTTCATCAGGCATGGGTGGCGGTATGTATCCTAATTTAGATGAATTGTATAGTTTGTTAGGTATGTCCGGCGCTAATTTATCTGATTCAATTTCATCTTATTTTGGGTTATCACCTGGAAGTATAGGTACTGGTGAGACACCAATACAAGAAGGATTAATAAATTATGAACAATCTGAACAAGAACCATCTGCTCCAAGTGTTGGACAGACATCTGCTCCAAGTGTTGGACAGACATCTGCTCCAAGTGTTGGACAGAAACCTATAAACTCATCTATCAATCCAAATTTAAACATTGAAAACGACTCATTGGAAAATCGTGCAAATGCGATATCAAGTACAGCTGTTTCGCGCGAAAATGACCAAATTAACAAATCTTATGTTTCTGCTCCTGCTCCTGTAATTGTTAATAATCAAAATATGCAAGGACAACAAATGTCATCTGATGTGAATCAATCATTTGATACTTCAACAAGAGCATCTTGGGCTCCAAGAATAGCAGTACTAAGACCAGATGATAATGCTACGAAAAATTTAACTTGGGCTTCCAGAAATTTAAATGTAGCATAAAAAAAAGAGCCTAATAGGCTCTTTTTAAATATTATTTTGTCAAACTTTTAAAAAATTCTAAAGATTCATCATCTTCATCATCAATTGCTGAAATTTTAGGAGCCGCTATTTCTTTTTGCTTTGGAGCAGCTACCTCTTCATTCCAAGGAAGATCTTCATCAATAGCCTTAGTTGAACGAGAAAAACCACTATCTTCATCAAGAACCTTATTCAACTTAGCCTTGAGCTCATCATAGCTTTTAAAGTTGCTTGGTTCAAGGAATGCTTGAAGAGAATGTTCGCTTTTCCAAATCGATTCGAGTTCAGAGTCATCATCCTTCAAAGGTACAGCCTTATCGAACTCAGACTTGTCATAATTACGATAACCTTCAACATTACGAATCTTTAGCTTAAAGTTTGCGCCAGCCCAAAGGTCAAAAGGATTCACAGCTTCATCATCAGGATACTGAGGATTCATAGCATCGTTAAGTTTGTCGAAAATTTTCTTACCATACTTAAACAAGAAAACCTTACCCTTATTATCAGGATTACCAGTATCTTCAACAATATAAATGTTAGAGATAAAGTGAAGCCGACGTTTCTGTTTACGAGCGATTTCCTTATTGGCTTCAACACCACTGTTCCAAAGTTTTGTATTATATTCAGAAACAGGATCATTTTTACCAAGAGTAGTCAAAGAATTCTCAATATACCATCCACCTGGACCTTGAAACCCATGATCGAACATGCGAATAAAAGGAACATCTTCATTTGGAGGTGGTGGGAGAAAATGGATAACAGCATAGCCATTGCCAGCCTTATCTACAGTTGGGCTCCAAAAACGATCGTCGGAACCCTTGTTGTCGTTACCAGAAACACTAGCAAGTTTCTTATTGAGTTCATCAAGAAACTTTTTGCCAGAATTGGATTTAAGTTTAGAAAAATCTACCATATATATTCTCCGTATGTTTGTATATGCAATGTATTTTTATGTTGAGTGATTATTCACTCGCAACATTATTTAGTATACAATTATTCAACAAAAAAGTCAAGCGCAATCTTTTTTAATTTTGCTCTATCACATTTGATGAATGGATTGTATTTCTCAATCTTAGTTCTGATAGAATCATAAACCAAGTCATATTGCATTTTAGAATCCCAATATTTCTTAGCATCAGAGAATTCTAAAAGCAAACACAATGTTTCTAAACTAACTTCTTTAGCAAGAAACAATTTAAGCAGTAATGGATGTTCATTACTTTTAACTAGAAAATTGTTATTGAAGACAAAATCTAATTTACCAAGCTCCTGCTTAAAAATATATGAAAGTGACTGCTGACGTTTCAGCCAATTTTTATAGTTTTTTTCTGCAATTTCGCTATAAGCAAGATCGCGAATCCAATGTTTTTCATTTTCTGAAAAATTAGCAATTAAAAAATTATGAATGTCAGAATGTTTTGCTAACTTTTGAAAAAATAATTTGTCTTTCCTTGCATTAAAAGAATCAATATTTATTTTAAGTTTACCGTTATATTTAAAATAGTCATAATCTTGTTTAGAAAAATGATTTTTAATGGCCAAATATTCTTTATAACATTCAAATGCTGTCATAGTTAATTTTCTTTATTTTTGATAAAAGACATGTAAAGTTTTTTTTCATTTTTTCTGGCTTCTTTTTCCCAAGGACTTTGCCAATAACTTATACGATTTTTATCAAATATTTCTTTTCTAAATCTAATTTTATCATTATATACATAATCTTTAAGTTCATTTTTAGCATATTGTTTAACATGTATCATTTCATGAGCAATGTATATTAATGTTTTTTCGTATGTTAAATCTCTATTAATAGAAATTAAAAATGATTTATTTTTGTCATCTTCAACATTACAGTAACCAAATTCATTTTCTGATAGTTCTATAAATTCAATGTGTATTTGTAATGAATTTTTTAATCTTTTTGAAAGCAATTTCTGAGCGTAAAAAAACATTGCTTTTTTGCAAGTTTGTTTGTCTATATTTTTTGGTATTCCTTTAGAAGTTAATTTCATTTTTATATCGGAAGTTTTGCACCACTTTTTAAAATTTTAAGATTTTCTGCTTCTGCTTGAATTTTAGATTTCATTGTTGGATCTTTTTTTATCCAATATGCGGCAGTTTCTATTTCTAGATTGTTTTTCTCACACCAAATTACAACAGCATCAATATATTCTATATTTTTTTCTATACATAATTTTTCTATTTCTTCAACAAACAAATTTTTTGCACTCATTATTATAACCTCTTATTATTAAGATGGCGATCCCAGGATGACTCGAACATCCGACCTATTGCTTAGAAGGCAATTGCTCTATCCAGTTGAGCTATGGGATCAACTGTATTCTTATACTACTATAAAAAATGAAAAAAGTCAATAAAAAAATGTGTTAAGTGAGGAGTGTTTCTGTTTCCAAGCACACTCCCCGAAACTCATTTAAGCAAAGATCTTATTACTTAGAGTCTACAAAGATCTTAAGTTCTTCTGCAAGTTTAACGATATCTTCTTTTGTGAAATATTTAAGTTTTGAAATAACTGTTTCACGCTCTGCTTCGTCTCGAATCTCACGAGCTCGTTCTAATTCAGCATAATACTGGCTTGCAAGCTGACTTTGTGCAAAATGCAATAGATCATTTCTAATTTCATAAGGTGTCTTGGTCATCTTAGTCTCCTGTGTTTGTTTGTGTGTATAGTGAGGAGTGTTTCTGTTTCCAAGCACACTCCCCGAAGCTCATGTGACTCACGCTGCTAGAGCGTAAGCACCATATGCATTGTTATCGTTTGCATTTATATTTTGGTCTATACGCGACCACCCGATTGTCTCCAGTTAGCTGTTTTACGTTTGTCGATCCTATTTCGCCCCCATCAAAGATACATCTAATTTACTATCTCTAGTTGGTTATTAAGCATCATATCTTTCGACGTTTATGCGGGATGCCAGCCCTGATCAGATGTATCCATGGTGGAGGCGTCGGGTACTGCCCCCGAGTCCAATACGTTTTTTGCTTTCCTTCATCAACAATATTTTTAGCGAATTTTCCATCCGCAAATTATTAAATAACTCTAAGAAGAACAGTGTTTTCATTACTTCTGTATGATAACTGAACCTCACCTTTAATTTCATCCATCAATTTACGAAGTGTAATTTTTCCAGAATTAAGAACTTTGTCTAGATAATACTCAGGTTTGCGACCAGTTCTTTTTGTGAAAGAATTTTTTTCATCATATCCTGTGAAGCTTGTTCCCTTTATCTGAATACCACCACGATCAAGAGCTCTGAGCACTGTTAGAGTTTTATATTTAGTATTAAATAACCAAAGCTCTTGACACCCAATAATTTTCTCAGAAGGTACAGAAGCAATTTTAAAACTAGAATTTTCTTTTTGACACTTGAAAAATTTTAATTTCTTTTCTACAGAAATAGCTCTAGGTTTACGAGGTTTACGTATTTTTTTAGTAGTATCAGTATATCGTCGACAATCATTAAGTAACTGACTTAACATCTGCTGTTTATCAAACATCTGTTTTTTCGTGTATCGCTCATACCCTTCTGTATCGCCATTGATCACCCTTAGGTATTCATCCATTAGCGGTTGATAGAAATCAGCAATCTTATTGGCATATATTGCAGGAATTTCATTAACCTGTAACCATTCATACATTTTGAAATTTTCTTCTTTATCCAACAAAATTTCTATATCACCAATAATATCGTTGACACGCTCTTTAATTCGATCTTGTATAGAAATAACAGGAGCAATATTATGCTCTTCTTTTTTTTCTGGTACAGACTTTTTAAAAGCTGATTGTAAAGAATTTTCTAAAAATTCTAAAGAGTTATGAGACAAATTAGTACCACGTAGTATAATGCGAGAAATCCAAGCAGCAGTTGTTGGAATCCATGTGTCAGGTATCGACTTTATTTTCTTTGCTTCTGATAAACGATTATTGTGTTTTAAATACGTTTCAAGATATTCTCGAGCATCATTGGTTGATAACATGTAATTATACCAAGTTAATGCATTTCCAAATTGAGCAGCAGAATAATTATCTTTAAGGAGAGGTTCGTCGCCAAGATACTTGTGATTAACCAACCAAGTCTCGCTTTTTGTCACACGAAACTTTTTCTTATTGCGAGTAATCAGTTGACGACGAACCATTTTATTTATTTCTCCAATTATTACGATATAAAGAGATGGCTTTTTCTTCAATAAAATCAGCAATCTCTTTTAGATCATCTTCGCTTTCAATCTTATCAATATCAGCAAAAATTCTAGTTAAGGCTCCATCATTTCCACCAGAAGCTTCTTTCCATGAAAAACGATAACCAAACTTTTCATGATTTTCTTCATGAATAAGTCTTTCTAGATAAGACTCACCTTCTTTTTCAGTAAAAAGAAGTTTAATATAAACATCTTCGGGGTTGATATTTTTAGAGTGTATATATTTACGAACACCATGATCACCACCTCTAATATCGTATATACGAGAAAAAATATCTTTGCTTTTACCTACATAGCCAATATTTGCATCGATTATATTCTCGCTTAGATTATTTTTTGTAGATACAAGATAAACACCAAATTTTCCGTATTTTATTGTGTTATCTGCAGCTTTTTTTGAATTACGAGATCCAAAACTCATTAGTGGTTGCCAATCAAGTGTATCGGTAATTAATGAGTTGATCATATGTAAATCTTCTTTAACCATTATAACCTCCTAAGAAGCAGCATTAAGCTGCCTCTGCCATTTCAACAGCAAGTTCAAGAGCCTTGGTTTTTAGAGTTTTGTTAGAACCGTACCAAGAAGAAGTAAGACGAGTATCAGCTGAACGACCAACGAGATGATCCGTCAAGTAAGTTACAGCATTGAACGGTTGCCACCAAGTACCCTCAGCATATTCTGCTCCTGGCTGAGTATGAAGAATGTCTATTGCAATCTGAGCACTCTTAGAAATTTCCTTAGTTTTCTTTTCGTTCGAGCCAGTTACAGGGAAAATACGGCAGAAATAATCAACAATATCTTCACCCTTTGCCTGCTTAGAGCCGAGGAACTGAGCCATTTCCTTATACTTAGCCAGCTTATCAGCCGCAATGCCGAGCATTTCCTTGACATTACCTGGCTCGAAAACCTTACGGTGAGAGATCTTAGCCATACGCTCAATCTTAGAATTAAGCGAAAGTGTCAGAGTGTTATTGCAAACGACACGGATCGGAGTAAACCGGACGTCGGTCGAAAACCCATACTTGTGAAAGTTAGAGAAAAGAAGGTAAGAGTCGATCTGATCGCCATGGAAAAGTTCAAAAGATTCCTTAACCTTTGCAAGACCCCATATGATCTGACCCTGCTTTAAAGAACCAGCAGTGTGCATCTCCATATCACCAGCTGCAACAAATTCGTTGAAGAAGTCAAATGCCTCAGCATTCTGTACAGGGTTCCAATCTTCTGAAACAACATCAAGAATCCTGTTGTCAGAAGAGCGAACAAGAGCTGACTTACCGATAGCAATCTGATCACCAGCAATCGTAGCATATGCAGGAACCTTTTTGACAGACCAATTAAGACCAGCAGCATCAAGCATCTGTTCTGGAGTCAGGTCAGCTGGAACCTTAACACCAAGACCGTGCCATGGGGTATCACCAACATAAGCCATCTGAGCCTTTTCACCAACGAATTCAATTTCATGAGACATAATTTAGTTTCCTTTTGAGAGAGTTAATAGAGTTAATTTCAACCTTACAAGATATATTATACTACTGTTTTAACAAGAAGTCAACACTTATTTTAATTTTAGTTATTATTAATTTCTCCTTTAATGATTTCTATCTTTTTGATCTTGATTCTTTTACGAGCAGTTTTAGCGATTTCTTCCTTACGTTCTTCAGTAGCGGTAAACCATTCAGTAATTTCTTCCTGTGTTCTTCCGCATGCAGTGCATATGTAATCGGTAATATCGAAATTACATATGCTCTTACAATAGCTTTTACTCATCTTTGTGTTTTCCGAAAAAATTTTATTAGGAGAAGTTATTATAGTGTTTCTTATAGTATCTTATATGGGACCCGTTTCTGGGTTTATACTGATATGGGACCCGAAGGGACTCTAAAAAGGGGACCCGAACGTCTATAATCGGGATCGGGGGTTTCTTGGCGGGACTCTAAAAAGGGGACCCGTGCTGAGATAATGAAGTAGGGGAGTCCCTACGCCACCCCTAGATGGGACCCTAGGAGTCCCTTTTTGTAAAGGGGGAGGGGGGAGTCCCTTAGCCTAGCCTCGTTTTTTTTTGATTTGAGATTTTTTGAGTTATCGATTATTTTTAGGCTGGGTTTATCTAG